TGGGAATTGATCGTCGATACCCAGAGCGCGGGATGGACCGTTATTGATGACACGGGGCCGTCCTCGTGGCAAAATGTTTCAACCTCGGCTGACGCTGGCTGGCGCAATATCGACACGAAGGAGCCTTAAATGCCATCCGCATATACCTCGCTGCTTGGATTCGTGCAGCCCGTCACCGGGGAGTTAACCAATACTTGGGGCGGCACGGTCAACAACCAGTTGACCCAACTGATCGAAGATTCGATTGCATCGACCTCTACGGCCAGCGTGACTGCTGGGGACTGGACGCTGTCTACCACTGCTGGCGGTGCTCAGAACGAAGCTCGCACGGCCATCTTGATTGCCACCGGCACGCCGGGAACTGCTCGGGTTGTTTACGCCCCCAAGTCCAGCAAGACCTACGTCGTCATCAACAACAGCGACAGCGTACTGACGCTCAAGGGCGGACCCGGCTCTCCAACGACCGGTATTGCCCTGCCTGCTGGCGGCTCGGTGCTGGCTGCGTGGGACTCGAACGTGGGCGATTTCGTCAAGGTGGCTGGCGGTGGCGGTGGTGCTACCGGTGGCGGTGCCAACGAAGTGTTTTTTGAAAACGACCAGACGGTGACCAACGACTACACCATCCCCGGCAATCAGAACGCGGGCACGTTTGGCCCCATCACGGTGGACAGCGGTGTGACGGTGACGGTGTCGTCCGGTGCGGTGTGGACTGTGGTCTAAGGAAGGAATTGAAATGCCAGTAACGATTAGCGGAACCACCGGAATTACCGGGCCTGACGGCAGCGCATCTACGCCCTCGCTTGCGGGCGCGGACACCAACACCGGCGTCTTCTTCCCTGCTGCTGACACGGTGGCTATTGCTACGGGCGGCACGGAGGGGATGCGCGTTGATTCTTCACGGAACGTTGGCATCGGGACTAGTACACCACAACGTAAGCTCGATGTCACAGTAAGCGATACCACCACGGCGCAACTTTATTTGCGCAACAACAACGCCTCTTATGCGTCGGGGATGATTGTTTATAACGCGGGCGGTGAGGCTTCGATGTTCCGTCACAACGGCGGGTCGGACACCTCTTACGCTGGCGCAAACAGCGTCAACATCGGCTCCGTCACCAATAACGTTGTGGGGTTTGTCCAGAACAACAGTGAGACAGCCCGCATTGACACTAGCCGGAACTGGATGTGGAACGGCACCAATGCCACCACACAGAACGGAAACGCTGGGTACATCTACAAGTTCTTTGGCGGCAACAACAACCTGATCATGCCGATGGAAGTCGGGATTGGGGATCGCTACGCCATCTTGGAGTTCCGGCAGACGGGCCGCACCAACAGCGCAAGGGCGTCGCAGATTTCGATTGGTCAGAACTCGCTGAACCAAGGCGACGTTCAAGTCTACTCATCGGGTGCTAACGCGGACATCAGCGGCGGGGTGCGGCTCAATAACGGAGCGACAAGCTGGTCTGCAATCTCGGATATGCGGTTGAAAACCGTCACGGGCACGTACACCAACGCGCTACAAGACCTTGCAAAAATCCAAGCGATTAAGTTCACTTGGAAACACGACCAGAGCAACACCCCGCAGGTCGGCGTGTCAGCGCAGTCAGTTGAGCTTGTGGTGCCGGAGGCTGTTTCTACCAGCCGTAACATTGCAACGCCTGACGACGAGACGGACTACTTGGCGGTCAGATACACCGAGCTTATTCCGCTGATGATTGCGTCGATCCAAGAACAGCAGGCCCTCATCACCTCCCTGACCGCCCGCATCGCCGCGCTTGAAGGAGCCAATTAAATGTCACAAGTAAAAATCCAAGGCAACGCCTCGGGCACGGGCATCTTCACGATTGCCTCGCCCAACAGCAACAACAACCAGACCCTGACGCTGCCTGACAGCACGGGAACTCTTGCACTCCAGAACGGCGCAGGTGTGGGTAAGGTTCTGCAAGTGCAGCAGGTCTATCACACGTCCGCAACGCAGTTAACCAGCAGTGGTGCGCTGCACGAACTGACCACGAGCCTGCGGATTGCCTTCACGCCTATCAGCGCTTCGAGCACCTTGTACTTGGAATGCTATGGCTCGTTTGTCTACCCAAACAGCCCGTATTTGCAGTACGCTGCCTTCTATGACATAACAAACTCGGCGTATGTCAACCTGCCTCCGGCTAACGGCTCTCGTGCTCGGGTGCATTGGTTTAACAGAACCACACCCTATGACGCCAACGACGCTGCTTTTATGTACATGTCGATTTCGGTGAGTAGCGCAAACACCACCGCTCGGACCTATACGGTGTATCACGGGACTGAGGGCACGGTAGCGCAGTTTTTGGTTTCGACGCTTTCTACCGCGTCTGGCGCGACTTACCCGCTTATCTTCAAAGTCACTGAGGTGGCAGCATGATCCATCAAGCCTGCATGAACCTACGCCCGGAGGCCGGGATTTCCATCGACGAAAACGGCATCCATTGGTATGGGATTGATAACCCGCCAACTCAAGCCGAAATCGACGCGGAAGTTGCGCGGCTGCAAGCGGAGCACGATGCCAAGGCGTACCAGCGCCAGCGCAAGGATGAGTATCCGTCCGTCGTTGACCAACTCGATTTGCTTTACCACGGCGGCTACGACGCCTGGAAGGCTGCGATCCAGGCGGTGAAGGACAAGTACCCGAAAGGTCAAGCATGAGCCTCGTAAAAGCAAACACCTACCAAGACGCCAGCGGCGGCAGCAATGCTGTCTTCTCCGGGGTCGCCAGCCCGCCCAACTCGATGGGGTTCCGCAACCGCATCATCAACGGTGCGATGATGATCGACCAGCGCAATGCTGGGGCGAGCACCACGCCCTCGGGCTCGTCTGCTGGAACCTACACGGTCGATCGTTGGGTTTATCAGGCAAGCGCGACGGGCAAGTTCACTGTTCAACAGAACCTGAACTCCGTGACTCCCCCTGCCGGATTTAAGAACTATCTGGGTCTTTCGTCCACGGCGGCTACCGCTGTCGGGGCCGCCGATTACTACAACATTTATCAGTGTATTGAGGGCTTCAATATTGCTGACCTCGGTTTTGGGGCCGCAGGTGCAACGGCGATCACGCTTTCATTTTGGGTGCGGTCTTCGCTGACTGGCACTTTTGGCGGTTCTGTCAGGAACGGCGCGGTAAACAGGTCATACCCGTTCAACTACACGATCAGCGCGGCCAATACTTGGGAGTACAAGACTGTTGCTATCTCCGGCGATACGACTGGCACTTGGGCGTCGGATAACTCGGGGGGCATGTACATCACTTGGTCTTTGGGCACGGGGTCGAACTTCTCCGGCGGTACGGTCAATGCGTGGAACGCCGCCAACTACCAAGCCCCCGCAAGCCCTCAGTCTGTCGTTAGCACCAACGGCGCCACCTTCTACATCACCGGCGTCCAACTGGAAGCGGGGACCAACGCCTCGGCCTTCGAGCGCCGCGACTACGGGCGCGAGTTGATCATGTGCCAGCGGTATTATCAGTTGTACTCTGGCGTGTACGGTTCTGCTGGTGGTTCAACCGTTGTGTATGCGGTTTTTCAATTGCCAGTCACTATGCGCTCTGGACCAACAGCGACAGTGAGTAATGCATTAGCGATGACGTTTCCCGGTGTAGCGGCCTACACCCAGTCTTCTGCCAACGTCAGTGCGGCGGGGTCTTCAAGTACAACGAGTGTTTTTTTGTCGTTAGGAAATTTTAGCGGGCTGACTACGGGAAACCCCATCACGATGAACGGAACCTCCCAATTCGTTCAGCTTAGTGCGGAGCTTTAATCATGCAGTATCAATTGCAAAACGGACTCGACGGCACCCCTGTTGCGGTTGGCATTGTCGGTCAAGCCATTTCCATTCCGATGGACCCCGACAATACCGACTACCAGCAGTACTTGAAATGGTTAAAAGAAGGCAACACGCCGCTGCCTGCCGACCCACAACCGGAGTAACCCATGCTGGACTGGCTGGTCTCCTTCTTGGTGGCCGCCGGTGTAGTAGCGGCTATTGTTTTGCTGGTGTACTACGCACTTCCCGTACTCTTGGTTTTCTTTCGTGGCTGAACATGATCGACCCCATCACCGCATTTGCCACCGCGCAAGCTGCGGTCGCGGGCATCCAAAAGGCCATCAAATTAGGCAAGGACATCAACGGCCTTGTCGGCGAATTCGGTCGGTTCTTTGACGCGCGTGATGTAGTCCAGAAGGCTGCGAACGACGCGGGCAAGTCAGGCAAATCTGACACCGCACGGGCGATGGAGATCGTCATGCAGGCTAACGCCCTGCGAGAAGCGGAGGAGCAGTTGAAACATCAGTTGGTCTACGGTGGGTACCCCGAACTCTGGGAGCAGATGCTCCGGGAGCGGATGAAGATTAAACAGGCGCGGGAAAAAGCTGAACGGGCTGCTGCGGCTGAACGCAAGAAGGTGTCGGCTCAAAGGCTGCTGATGGCGCAGGTCGTCGGCGTATTTCTTACCCTTGGCATCTTTGGCGTGTTGATCATCTTCATCGTCAAGCAGGCACTCGAATGAGCGAAGAGAAAACGCAACTGACGGTGTTGGACAGGGTCCTGAGCTACGTGGACTCTCCGTTCAAACTGTTTGCCATCATCCTGATGGCCGTCTTCACGTTCGTGGGCTACTTCATCTGGCAGAACCAAGCCTTCCTGATTGGCGCATACAAGGAGCAAAAGAAGCTGCCCAGCATCGCCGAGGACCGGGTTGAGGATGCGGCGGCGCACCTCTTTAAGAACACCGACGCGCAGGTTGTCGCCATCTTCAAGGTCAACCCCATGTTTGGTAACCGCGTGCTGTACCGGGCCTACACCAAGGAAGGGCGGGACAAGACCCATGAGGGGTTGGATGTCGGGCTATTCACCGCCAACGTCGCGAATAACCGGGATGTCGTGGCGCTTATGGCAAGCGAAGTTCCGTGTGGCCCGTACAAGACCGCGCAGTCCGAGATTGGCCTGTGGTATATCGAAAAGGGTGTGACCTACGGGTGTCGCATCAGTGTGCCGCCGGAGCAGGGTAAGTTCGTGGGGCAGATCACGGTGGGCTGGAAGGAAGAGCCGCCGGATGTTGATCAGTATCGGGTTCTCTTGCAAATTGCCGCAACCATGTTGTCAAGGAGTAAACAGTAATGGAATGGCTCAAACAAATCGCCCCCACTATCGCCACTGCGATGGGTGGCCCCTTGGCCGGTATGGCCGTCTCCGCTATTTCCAAAGCCATCGGGGTCGATGAGGCCAAGGTCGGGGACCTGATCAAGGACAACAAGCTGACCGCCGAGCAGATCGCGCAGGTCAAACTGGCCGAGATCGAACTCCAAAAACAAGCGCAGGAGTTGGGCCTGAACTTTGAAAAGCTGGCGGTCGATGACCGCAAGTCGGCCCGTGAAATGCAGGCAGCTACCCGCTCCATCGTCCCCCCGGCGCTGGCTGCGATTGTTACCGTCGGGTTCTTCGGCATCCTTGTGATGATGCTGCTGGGCAAAGTGGACTCCAACAACCCGGCCATCCTCATGATGTTGGGTTCCCTCGGTACCGCATGGACCGGGATCATTGCTTACTATTTTGGTTCTAGCGCTGGTTCTCAGGCTAAAACTGACCTCCTCTCTAAAGCACCCGCAATCAAATGATGAGCCTCGCCAACACCCTCGCCAAACTCAAGATCAGCATCGACTGGGTCGAGCCGCTGCAAGAGGTCTTCCATCGCTACGAGATCAACACCCCTGAGCGGCAAGCCGCGTTCATTGGGCAGTGTGCGCATGAGTCCATGAACTTCACCCGGCTGGAGGAGAACCTGAACTACTCCGCCGAAGCCCTGATGAAGACTTGGCCCAGCCGTTTCCCGACGATGGAGGTGGCCCAGCAGTACGCCCGCAACCCCGAGAAGATCGCCAACAAGGTCTACGGCGGGCGCATGGGCAACGGCACCGAGGAAACCGGGGATGGCTGGCTGTACCACGGGCGCGGGCTGATCCAACTGACCGGCAAGGACAACTACACGCTGGCAGGCGACGCCTTGAATATGGACTTCCTGCATTCCCCGGACTACGTGCTGGTGCCCAAATACGCGGCGCTGACCGCCGGGTGGTACTGGAATAAGCGCCAGCTTAATAAAGAGGCTGATGCTAAAGACTACACCGGGATGACAAAGAAGATCAACGGCGGTACCATCGGGCTAGACGACCGGATTGCGCACATCAAGCACGCGCAAGAGGTTATGACCGCATAAAGGGGCTTCGATGCCGCTCCAGAAAATTCTGTTCAAACCCGGCGTTAACCGCGAGAACACCCGCTACACCACGGAAGGCGGCTGGTACTCGTGTGACAAGGTGCGCTTTCGTCAAGGCACGCCTGAAAAGCTCGGCGGGTGGGAGCAGATTTCGCCGTACACCTACGAGGGTGTGTGTCGTTCGCTGTGGACTTGGGGCACGATCACCGTGCCAACGGTGCTCACCGGTGTGGGCACCAACAAGAAGTTCTATATCGAAGAAGGTGGCGCGTACAACGACATCACGCCAATCCGCGAGTATGCGGGACCTTTGAGCAATCCGTTCGTGGCCACGACTGGCTCGGCCATTATTACTGTGACGGACACCGCACATGGCTGCTCGACTGGCGACTACGTGTCTTTTATCGGTGCGCAAGCGCTGAGCACGCAGACCTTCACTCGGTCAACAGCCACTGACTTTGTTCTTTCTAGCGCACTGGCTAACAACACGCCCGTCCTTCTCTCGGTTTCCGCTGGCGGGTCTTTGCCGACTGGCTTGCTCACGGGGGTGGTCTATTACATCCGTGTGGTGGCTGGCACCACGGTGAACTTTGCCAACGTGGTGGACGGCGCGGCAATCAACACGACGACTGCGGGTTCGGGGACCTTCTCGCTGGAGGTGGATCAAGGCATCACCTCGGCGGTGCTCAACTCGAACTTTGAAGTCACGGTCGTCAACACCAACAGCTACACGATCACGGCTCCGGCGGCAGCTACGGCCTACGATGTGGGTGGGGGCGGCACGATGGTGCGTGCTGCCTACGAGGTGCCGGTGGGCAACGAGATCGTCACGCCACTCAGTGGCTGGGGCGCAGGGCCTTGGGGCAGCGGTCCGTGGGGCATCGGCACATCTACGCTGGTGGGCGCACGGCTTTGGTACCAGAACAACTTTGGCGAAGACCTGATCTTTGGCTATCGCGGCAGCGCGTTGTATTACTGGAACGCCAAGATTGGCACGGCGCTCGAAGTGTTCACGGTGACGATCGCGTCCCCGGGCGTGGTGACATTCACGAGTTCCGAGTTGGTTGACGGCACGGCAGTGGTGTTGGAGACGACGGGCGCGCTGCCTACGGGCCTCACGGTGGGCACGGTCTACTACGTGGTCAACGCGGTCAGTAATGTGTGCAACTTGGCGGCAACGCCGGGCGGCTCGCCCATCACTACGACGGGTGCTCAGTCTGGCACGCACTATATTTCGCCGCGCGGCATCCCGGTGGCGGACTTGGCGGGGGCGTCGGACGTGCCGGTGGTGGTCAACAACATGACGGTGTCCGACGTGAGCCGGTTTGTGTTCGCGTTTGGCTGCAACCCGCTGGGCGAGACCGAGATTGATCCGATGCTGATCCGCTGGAGTGATCAGGAATCAGTGGTGAACTGGACCCCGGCGGCGACCAACCAAGCAGGGGGCACGCGCCTGTCCCACGGCTCCGAAATTCGCTCCTACGTCCAGACCCGGCAGGAGATCGTGGTGTTCACGGACGCCTCGGTGTACTCGCTGCAATATCTTGGCCCTCCGTTTGTCTGGGGCGCTCAGCTTCTGGGCGACAACACCTCGATCGCGGGCATCAACACGGTGTCGGTGGCCTCGGGCGTTGTGTTCTGGATGGGCGTGGACAAGTTCTACCGCTACGACGGTCGGGTGCAGACGCTGCGTTGTGACTTGCGCCAGTACATCTACGGCGACATCAACCTTGCTCAGCAGGATCAGTTCTTCTCGGGTACCGACGAGGGCTTCAACGAGGTGTGGTGGTTCTATTGTTCGGCCAACTCGAACGTGGTCGATCGCTACGTCATCTACAACTACGCCGAGGACATTTGGTACTACGGCACGATGGGGCGCACGGCGTGGATCGACTCGGGGCTGAACCTGTACCCGTTGGCTGCGACGTACTCCAACAACTTGGTGTTCCACGAACTTGGTGTTGACGACAACGTCTCGGGCACTCCGGCGGCCATCGACTCGTACATCACGTCTTCGGAGTTTGACATTCAGGATGGCCAAAACTTTGGTTTCATCTGGCGCTTGATCCCCGACATCACGTTCCGTGGCTCCACGGCGGCCAGCCCGCAAGTGACGATGACGCTGCTGCCGATGCAGAACTCCGGCTCGGGCTACAACACGCCCCCGTCCGTGGGGGGCCAAGACAGCGCGCCTGTGGTGCGTGGCGCTACAGTACCAATCGAGCAGTTCACCGGGCAGGTGTACATCCGTGTTCGCGGACGGCAGATGTCGTTCAAGGTGGCGGGAAATCAGGTGGGCCTTCAGTGGCAGCTTGGCGCGCCGCGTATCGACATCAAGCCCGACGGCAGAAGGTAAGCGCATGACGTTTATTGTCACGACGGACTACACGCTTGACAGAGTTGCTGCGCCCAACTTGCCGGTGGCCCCGCCGCTGTGGAACCCGCAGTATCAGGACCAGTACAGCAACGTCCTGCGCCTGTACTTCAACCGGCTGGACACCATTCTGGGACGACTCATGGCGAACATTGACACCCTACCCGTATCCATCGGGGGCACCAACGTAGACGCCTTTGGGCGGCTGCGGGTCAGCCAGCCCTACACCCTGTTTGACAGCCAGAACCGCTACGCTGCGGACAACCAGTTTGATGTGGCGACGACCGGGACGGGCACCACGACCTTTTTGTCTAACGAAGCTGCGGTCAAGATGGAGGTCACTGCGGGCGGCGTGGGGTCGGTTACCCGGCAGTCCTACCGCTCCTTTCCCTATCAACCGGGCAAGGGCCTACTGGTGCTGATGACGTTTGTGATGGACAGCAGCCAGAGCCTGAACCTCACCCAGCGGGCGGGCTACTACAACGACAACAACGGCGTGTTCTTCCAGCGGGTGGATGGAACTTACTCATTTGTGCTTCGGTCCAGTTCAACACCTACCCCCGGCACGCCCAGCGATGTGCGGACGGTCAACCAGTCAAGCTGGAACGGCGACAAACTGGATGGCACCGGGGCGTCTGGGCTGACTCTTGACCCGTCCAAGGCGCAGATTCTGTGGATGGACTTTGAGTGGCTGGGCGTGGGTTCCGTGCGCTGCGGCTTCATCATCAACGGCGAGTACATCGTCTGCCACACCTTTGAGAACGCCAACGATATTACTAGTGTCTACATGACCACGGCTATCTTACCCGTGCGTTACGAAATTAGTACTGCTACTTCGGCAGTGGCTGCTTCTATGAAAGCTATCTGCTGCTCGGTGGTCTCTGAAGGCGGCTTTGAGCAAACGTCCATCGACCATGTGGCGCGGCGCACCACGATCCTTGGCACCATTGGGACGACCTTTTTGCCGGTGGTTTCGATCCGGTTGGCCTCCGGGCGCACGGGCGCTGTGGTGCTGCCCAACCGGGTTCAGGTGCTGCCGACGACCAGCCAGAACTATGAGGTGGCGCTGGTCAAGAACCCCACCCTGACGGCAGCCACTTGGGCGGCTACGGTGCCTTCGGACTCAAATGTGGACTATGACGTTGCAGCCACCGCCATGACGGGTGGAACGATTGTCCAGACCGACTACGTTACGGCTTCCGGATCAGGCGGCGTCCAAGACACCAGCGCCGCCACTGGATACAACTGGGACCTTCAGTTGGGGGCTTCGATTGCCGGGACGAGCGATATCTACACGGTTGCCGTCCGGACGGTTTCTGGGGCCACCACCGGGGATGTGGTGGGCTCTCTGTCCTTTTACGACCTGACTCAATAATTGCCTCTGAGAACCCCCCATGATACTATCGACTAACCCCTTTCCCGTGAGGCGCACATGAGCCTGAAACTTGCCGCCCAGCACCTTGCAAGCAAGGGTCGGGGCCCTGACACCACCCTCGTTCACATGGCCCCGCAAGAAGTTGCAGGGCTTCAAGCACTGGCGCGTGCACATGGCGGCACGCTGACCACCAACCCCGACACAGGTCTGCCCGAAGCAGGCTTTCTGCGCGCAATCCTTCCGATGGTTGCGGGTGCAGCACTCGGCCCTGCCGGTCTTGGTTTGACTGCGATGCAAGCAGGTCTTGCAGCAGGCGCGTTGGGTACTGTTGCAACGGGCAGTTTGAAGCAGGGCCTGATGGCAGGTTTGGGCGCATACGGCGGCGCAGGCTTGATGGGTTCGGTGATGGGCACTGGTACAGGCGCACTATCGCAAGCTGCGGGCGCAAATGTTGTAGTCCCGGAAGTGGCACAAACAGTAGTTCCTGTGGGTGGCCCCACACCCCCTATTCCGGCAGAGTACGCGCCGTTTAATGCGACTACTACTAACTACGGAGCGTTTGGTGAACCACCTATTTCGGCTGTAACACAGGCTGCACCAGTAGTTCCACCTGCGGCAGTTACGCCTCCCCCTATGTCTCAAGCAGGAATTGATGCCTTCCGTGCACACGATTTAGAAATTGCACAGCAGCGCGCCGTGATGGATAAGTTGGCCACTGCTACGCCGATGGACAAGTTTGGCGCGGGCATCAAAGCAATTGGTGAGAAACCCGAGTTGCTGTTCAACAAGGGCAACCTAGGCTACGGCCTTGCCGCTGCTGCGCCCGTCATGTTCCAAGAGCCGGAGAAGCGCGCTGGATATACGGGTGGCGGACCCAACCCCTACGCGTACGAATACGATCCGGGCCGTCAGGCATACACGCCTTCGGCGGGTTCTTCGGAGCAAGCATATTTCAGACCGCGCTACAACATGATGGCGGATGGCGGCCTTGCTGCGCTGTCTGGCGGTGGTGCCTCGCACCTTGGCGACTACTCTGATGGTGGCCGACTGCTGCGCGGTCCCGGTGATGGCGTGAGCGATGACATCCCTGCCACGATTGCAGACAAGCGCCCCGCACGACTTGCCGATGGTGAGTTTGTGGTCCCGGCCCGCATCGTCTCGGAGTTGGGCAACGGCTCGACTGATGCAGGCGCGCGCAAGCTGTACGCCATGATGGACCGCGTGCAGAAGAATCGCAGCAAGACTGTAGGTAAGAACAAGGTGGCGGTGGATAGCCGCTCTGAGAAGCTGCTGCCCGCATGACGGTCCAGTACGCCATCGAAGACCCCGCGACCTTCATCGAGGAATTCAAAGTGCTCGCGCCCGCTCACTATGAAGAGTTGTGCGTGACCAAGGACTTCCCGATGGACCCGGACCTTGAGGCGTATGGCAGGCTGCATGTGGCAGGCATGCTCAAGTGTGTGACGGCGCGCGACGATGAGGAACTGGTGGGTTACGCCATCTTCATTGTTCAGCCCCACCTGCACTACAGGTCTTGCAAGACGGCGTTTGAGGATTTGTATTTCCTCAAGAAGACACATCGACTGGGCCGCACGGGCATCCGGCTGTTCCAGTTCGCAGAAGAAGCGCTTCGCAAAGAAGGGGTGCACCGCATCATCTTCCACACGAAGGTGCATTTGGACAACTCGCGGCTGTTTGAGTACTTGGGCTACAAGCACACGGACAAGCTGTACACGAAAATTTTGAGTACGGAGTCAGTATGAGCTACTCACGGAAACAGCTTGAAGCGTTTGGCGAACCTCTTGGCGAGTGCGTCACGCGTAAGCGTGAGGATGGCCGTTACATCTGCGGTGGTGGCGGTAGCAGCGCGCCGCCCGAGAAGACCACGCAGGTCACGGACCTGCCGGACTGGGCCAAGCCGTCAGCGCAAAAGCTGCTGGGCAAAGCCGAGGCACTCACGGACATCAACGCCAATCCGTACCAGCAGTACCGGGGCGAGCGCATCGCAGGCTTTACTCCGCTGCAACAGCAAGCGTTTACGGGTGTTTCGCAGATGGACGCGGGCCCGGAAGGTTTTGCCCGGCAGGTGGGTGGCTACATGTCGCCGTTCATGCAGAACGTGGTGGACCGCGAGAAGCTGGAGGCCGCCCGTGCCTCTCAAATGCTGGGCCAACAGCAGCAAGCGCAGGCCACTCAGGCAGGCGCGTTTGGTGGCTACCGCGAAGGCATTCAACGTGCCGAGCGCGAGCGTGGACTTCGCAGCCAACTGCAAGACATCCAGTCTAGGGGTTTGCAAGCCGCATACGACCGCGCAGCGGACCAGTTCCGTACCGGCATCACGCAGGGTCTGGCCGTGGGCCAGCAGCAGGCCGCGCTGGGCGGGCAGCAGCAACAGCTTGAGCAGAGCCGTCTGGGCCAGCAGTATCAGGACTTCCAGAACCAGCAGCGCTTCCCGTACCAGCAGTTGGAGTTCATGTCCAACATCCTGCGCGGCACCCCCATGGGCTCGGTGCAGAACCTGTACAACCCGACGCCCACTTTCGGTTCGCAACTGATTGGCGCGGGCACTGCTGCGCTGGGTGCGTCGCGTCTGCTCGGGGCCAAGGAAGGCGGCATTATGGACGCAGAGGTAAAACCTGCGAAGAAGAAAAAAGGCAAGCCTGCGGGCCTTGCCGAACTGGCCATGACCAAGATTTGAGGGCCGCGCCATGATGAACATCGAGCAGATCACCGCCCGGCTGGCCAAGCTGCCGGACCAAGCCTTGCAGCAGTATGCTGCGATGCACAAGAACGACCCCTACATCATTGCGCTGGCGGTCTCCGAGTCCAACCGTCGCAAGCAGATGCGCCAAGCCGCACAGGGTGCGCAAGGCGAGATGGAGCAGCCCACGGTCGTGGACCAAGACATTGCCGAGATGGCTCCGGCCCCTGTTGCGCCGCAGCAAATGCTGCCCGAGGACACTGGGATTGCACAGCTTCCCGTGGGCGAGATGGAGTTTGCCGGTGGCGGCATCGTGGCGTTCGCTGACGGCGGCGACGTGGAGCGTTATCAAAGCAACGGGCTTGTGCAGCCGCAGCAACGCCCCGGGGAGAGCTTTGAAGACTTCCGTCGTCGGGCTTTTCAAGAGTCGTTGCTTGCAGAGCAGGCACGGCGACAGCGAGAGTACGAAGCCGCAGAAGCTGCGCGTCAGCGCGTGTTGGCGGAGCGAGGCGGTTCGGCTATTCCGCCCAGCCCCTATGGCATTCAGCGCGGGCCGTTGGTTCCTTCGGGAGTTACACCCGTGCCCGTGGCAACGCCCGCAGCCGCAACGTCAACTGCGCCTCAACCGGTGCGCACGCCTGACCCGATGACGGCAGCGCAACCCACGACTAGCACCTACACCCGCACTGGCGGTGACCCGGGCCCCGGGCGCAGGCCGGAAGCTCCCACGACTGCGCGCGCCGAAGTTGACGCTGCGGGCACCACCCCTGCACGCACTGGGGTTCCCGGCATGGACGTTGGCCGAATGGTTCGCGATGCGTTGACCGCCGCAGGTCAAGAGAAAAACCCGTTTGCCACTGACCTGAAAGAAATTGGCGAGGCCAAAGTTCGCGCCAAGGAGGAAGAGGTCAAAGGGCTGGAGGCAATTCAGAAGCAGTTTGCCGACATCTACAAGGGCCGCAAGGAGCGCCTTGACACTCGCGAAGGCGAGCTTGGCAAGATGAAGGACCAGCAACAAGGGCTGGCGTTGCTGCAAGCGGGCGCGGCCATGATGACCACCACCGGTGGTATCGGCAAAGCGCTGGGCAAAGGCGTGCAGGTGGGCTCCGAGCAGTACGCTGCCGGGCTGGAGAAGCTGCAAGCGGCCAAGGACAAGATTGTCGAGGCGCGCGATCGGCTGGAGGAAATTGAAGCCCAGCGCAACGAGTTGTCTGCCCGCGAATTGAACCGCGCCCGTAACGAGGTCAAACAGACCGGCATTTCTGCCCGAGAAGACTTGGTCAAGTCGAACATGCAAATGTACGGCGTCAACCGCGAGACCGCCATGAAAATGGTGGACATGCAGGTTCGTGTCGGCACGACGCAGATGGAGATCGCCAGCCGTGAGCGCGTGGCTGCCACGTCGGCTGCTGCGGCAGCCCGTAACCCACAGCTTGAAGTGCTGCGCGCAATCACCAGCGATCCGAAACTACTGCAAACCTACCAAGCCATGCACGGCTCCAAGTCGAGCATCATGGATGAGTACACTAAATTTCTTAAAGAGAACCCGACGCTCATGGGTGACGAGCAGAAGGCGCTGGCGGCGTTCTTGCGTGCAAAAGGTGTGTTGGGCGGTATGGGTGCGAGTGCACCTGCTGCTGGGCAGGGCGGTGGAACCGTGTTGCCTCGTAAGGATTAAGCTGCGTACAATCTAAGCGCTGTCTGCCCGGCCCAGACAGCGCATTTTCTCAGGCCGACACAATTCGACTCGCTATGGCACAGTACATCACGCTCCCCAACGGTAGTTTGTTTGAAATCCGGAAAGGCGAGTCGCGAGAAACTGCCCTTGCCAAAGCGATCGAGCAGTACCCTGAAGCGTTTGGATTCGGCCCGCAAAAAGCTGCGGAGCAGCCGCAGTCTGGCTTCACCCCCGCGCTTAAGTCTGGCTACTCCGAACTGAAGTCGGGCATCGCCGCCCTTGCCGGACGCACCGGCATCATGGACGAGGCGGCTGCCGAGAAGTACATCAAGGAGCAGGAGGCGTACCAACAGCGAACCTTCAAGCCCACTGCCACCTTTGGTGAAGCGCCTGTCACCAAGACTCTGGAACTGCTGGGCGGTTCGTTGCCGTATATGGCAGCACCGGTGGTTGCTGGCGGTGCTGTGGCGCTGACGCCTTTGACGGGTACTGCCGCCACCATTGCTGGACTTGGCGCAGCAGGCGCGGCGTCTGCCGGACAGTTCACCGGCTCCAACCTGCGCAGGCAGATGGAGGAAGGCAAGGCTCTTGGGGAAACTGAACTGGGCGCTGCTGCTGCCGCTGCACTACCGCAGGCCGCGCTGGACATGGTCAGCTTCCGCATGATTCCCGGCATCCGCCAGCTTTTCACCACGGCAGGCAAGGAGATCGCCCCGGCAGCCGCCAAGCGCATCGCCGAGCAAGGCGTCAAGGATATTGCCAAGGACTACACGCTTGCCACCGGCAAGGCCATGACCGCCGAAGGTCTGACCGAAGCTGGCCAACAAGTTCTGGAGCGGATGCAGGCAGGCTTGAGCCTGACCGATGAAAAGGCCCGTTCCGAGTACATCGACAGCCTGATTGGTGGCGCGGTGCTGGGTGGCGTGTTGTCGCCCGCTGGCCGCTATGTGGAGCGCCGAGGCGAAGCAGCCAAGCAAGAAGCCGAGCGCCTGCAAAAGGCGCAGGAGTTGCGCGCTCAAGAAGAATCACGACGTGCTACTCCGGAAGGGCAGGCTGCTTTTGTCCAAGACTATGACGCGCGATCCGCGCGGCTGACCGAACTCAAGGCGGTGCCCAAGCCCGGCAAAGACGCCACTCCTTTAGAGCGCGCCGAATACGCGGAAGTCAAAAAGGAGCGCGCCAAACTTGAGGCCCAGTTGACCCGAGACGCCTCCGCGTACAAGACGGCCAAAGCTGCTGTGCAGCAGGCCATGCGCACCGATCCAGAGGCAGCAGCCAAGCTGGCGGAAATCGAGGGCACGGCCACCGCCGACGCCCAGACCCAGCCCTATTTTGTTGAGCCCCAAGGCACGCTGCCCGGCATGGAGGCTGTGCCCTCGGCGGCTGCGCCCGCTCCCGAGGCGGAGTTTGTGGATTACGCAGCCCAGATTCGCAACCTCGAAGGCAGGCTGGACGACCTGCGCACGCAGGCCCAGAGCACCACATCGCTGGACGAAAAGCTGGCGCTGAACCAGCAGTACGAAAAGATTAAAGCCGCGCTGCGTGACGCGGAACTGGCCAAGAAAGAACAGGACAAGGCCGCCGCCGGGCCCGAGGGCAAGATTGCTGCACTGCGCAAACGCATGGTCAAGGCGGAGGAAGATGGCGACATCACCGCACAGGCGCGCATTGCCACGCAACTCAAGGAACTGGGCGTCACCGACCTGAGCGAAGTCGCCGCGCCGGAGCAGGGCACGATCCCGCTGGCCCCGTTCAAGACCAAGGTTGAGGACCGCGCAGCCTACGCCGCCCGGGTGTTCCAGCCCGGCGCAGCCGACATCGAGGCGCAGGAACAAGAAGCGTTGGTGGAGGCCGAGCGGCAGCGGGAAGAGGCGATCAAAGAGGCTGAGCGCGAGCGCAAGATTGCTCCCGAAGTTGTTGCACTGCGGCGCATCAAAGAAGCACAACGCCCTGTTTTTGCTGAAGGTGTGCAGCGTCAAGGCCAAGTCTCTGGCATGGTGGATAAGATTGTCGATGCCGCTTTGCGTACCGACGGTAAGGCCCCCGGACGGGTGATTTCCGGTGTGGCCCCCACGGATGTCAGCAAGGCCGACGCTCTTCGTGGTCAGCTTGCACTGGCGCGCGCTACGGACAACCGCCCCCGGGCGCAGGAGATCATCGAGCAACTCAAGGCCATCGGAGAGTCCGAGGCCGACACGGGTGGTGACATCGAGGCAGGCCAGACGGTCAAAAAAGCCGGGGTTGAGGGCCGTCTGTCGGCTCAAGCCATCATGGACAACCGCGTCACGCGCATGTCCCAGTCCCAAATGGCCGCCTTCAACAAGCTGGCCGACTACGTGCAGACCGTGCGGGAGGGTGACCAAAACGTCGCCGAGGCCAAGAAGCAGACCCTGCGCGATGCTGCCGAGCGCCTGAAAGACACCATCGTTGGGCTGGCGCTCAACGAGATGGACGCCCGCCGTGCGCAGGCCGGGCTGCCCGAACTGAGCACGGAGAAGAAGTTGCTGGCGGTCAGCCGCCTGAACGGTGTGCTGAACGAAATGATTACTCGCGGAGCGGGGGTTTTTTCGCCGGAAGAAAAGGCGGCGACGCGCGGCACTTTGGTCCTTGGCAGCGCCGCGCCGCAGGGCGGTCAGAAGTCTGTGCGCGTCAACACGCCGTTCGACGACAAAGCGGCACAGGCGCAAGCGGCGCTAGAAGCTGCTGAAAAAGATGCAGCACCCAAGCTATCCGCCGCTAGAGCGCGGCGTGAAGAACTGCGGGAACAACTGGCGCAGCCCAACGCCGATCAACGCGCTTTGGAACAGGCGTTAACTTACGATCCCGTGCTCAAAGATGCCGATGCCGCAGAACGCGCTGTGCAGGCGGCCCGACAAGCGCTGGCGGTTGTCAAACAGCAGCAACGCGAGTTCCTGTCTCGTAAGGGCAACCAGCCTGCGGGTGGTCCGGGCATGTTCAACAACTTCACGGCAGCCGCCAATGCGCTTCGTGCCCAGATGCGCAACGTGATTGACGAGGTCGGCGAGATCAAGGCCCCCGAGCCCCGCAAGGCTCCCCCGCTCAAGCCTCGCGTTTCCAACGAACTGCGCATGATGTTTCAAGGGCAGGAGCGCCCGGTCAATGAGCAGTTTGACGCCGCGTTTGACCGCGCCAAGTCCGATGAAGACTACCGCACGCTCAAAGAAATCCAGCGCGTGTACGGCAAGCTGTCTGATGCTGCCCGCGAAGAAGCTGTGGCGCAGGTGCGCCGCGTTGAGACTGGCCAGCCGCTGGAGGTTCGCGGGGCCCTGAAAGACGAGCTTGCCGATCTGGCACGCGCCGGACAAAGCGACCAAGGGCAGGCCGAGATGTTCACGGGCGAGGACGAGCGCAGCGTCTCCCGCGCCACGACTGCCAACTTCATGCGGTTCCTTAACAGCGCGGAAGTCAAGAAGCGCCGAATGCAGATCGACGAGGCGCGCAAGCAGGCCGAGTTCCAAGCCAAGCGCGCCGCCACGATTCAGAAGAAGATTGACGAGGAAGAGAAGAAGCAGCAGGACATGCTGGACAAGCTGGAGATTGCCAAGAACAAGTCTCCGGTTGAAGCCGCGCGTGAGCGCCTTGCGTCCGTCACCGACAAAAACAAAGAGGCCGTTGCGCTGGCCAAACAGATTAATTCTCAACGCACGGTAATACGCATTCGTATGGCGTCCATGGTGCGCCAGATTTCCGACGCGTTGGATAAAGCCAAGAAGAAAGAAGCCGAGATTGAAGACCTTGTCGGCTACATCTTTAAGGAAGCCACGCTTGACCCCAATAACGCTGAGTATCAAAAGCGTCTAGGGGAGTTCTTGGATCAGCAGACTGCTGCGGCCAAGGCGGTTGAGTCTGTGGAGAAGGCGCTGGAGAAGGCCCGGGCCACCCAGACTCGCGTCATTGAGGACCATGCCAAAGACACGATCGACAACGCGCTGATCAGCGAAGGAGCCAAAGCCCAGCGCAAGATCGACAAGGCGGAGCAGGAACTCAAGGCCGCGCAGGAAGAAGAGGCTGGCGCACAGCGCCGCCTTGATGCTGTGCGCCAAGACATCAAGCCCCCGCGTCCCCAGACCCCCGCTGAAAAACTTGCCGAGCTGCCTGTCGAAGGCGTCACCCGCGTCTACCGCGACACGTCCGCGCCCGAGGTGCGGGCTAAGGTTGCTGCACTGCGCAAGACCATTGGCAAAGCCGAAGAGGCGCACGCCAAGGCCATGGAAAGCGGCGACGAAAAGGCGATGGAAGAGTCTATCAAGGCGATTGAGTCCGCGTACGACAAGATGTACGAGATTCTGGCTAACGCACCGGTCCGCCGCGAAGCGCAAATGTCGGCAGAAGAAGCCCGGGCATTTGAGGAATACGAAGCCGCACAGCGCGCGACGGTTGAGAAGACCATCAAACTTTTCCAAGAGAAGGCGGGCATCCCCCCGCTTA